CTGTTCGGCAATCTGCTTGTCTCGTGAAAGCTCCCCGACCCAGGGAAGGTGCGGCCAACATATTCTAGCAACTGCTGTGTGAGGGTCTCCAGACTCACAGGCTTCGAGGTACTTTCCGTCTCGGAATAGGTTCCATTCTTTGGCTCCGACACAGAAACTCTCCCCTGATTTGGCATCGAACTTGGCGAACTTGTAGCCTGGATCGGCTACGAGGATCGAGCGGAGGCTCTCCTCCACGTTCTGTAGATTTCCTCCAGTGCCGAATTCACTGAATGAAGAAGAGAAACGACCAGTGCTCGTTCCCGCGATGTTATAACTCGTTCTAATACGTCCGTCTGGGTCGACGGCGGTCCTAAGCACTCCGATCTTCTTTCCAATCTCCTTAAGAGCCACAAGATGAGCCACAATAGGCTGAGCGATGGTATAAGCCTGGATCTTCTCCAGAGCATCACGATCCACGCTCGGACGGCCGCGCTTGCGGATCTCGGGGATTTGGAGGTAGCCGTAGAAGAGTCGTTGCAGATCATCGTTCGATCTCCAATTGAAGTAATGCATGCCCACCCCGTCGAGGACGATGCGGTCGAGGTTGCGTTCGAGGATCTCCAGCTTCTCGTGGAGCTCATCGATCACCTGCTCCTTGCGGGCTTGATCGACTAGGACTCCGCGGAGCTTCATTTCCAGCACGGGGCCTTGCAGATCCTTGGAAAAGGTGTAAGTAGCGGCCGTGTGGTTGTCGAGTTGGGACTTTAGAACATGCAGAATCTCTTCCGTGGCGCAAACATCGAGTCCGTTGTATACACAGTCCCGGTCCCAACTTGGTAACTTTTCAATATCCATCTCATCTGTGTATATGATCCGCATTAGTCATCTCGCTTGAATGATTTGAACTTGCGCATTTCTTTCCATGCGATCTCGTCAATGTAAGTTGCACCTAAGAAGCCCAATCCTTTCAAGCTCTCTGGTTGAAGTGCGTGATGCAACAACATGCAATCCTCGTCGATATTGTTGGTTTTGATCCCCCAGTGCCGATACAGCACCGACACGTCATGCAGACCATTCTGCATTACCTTGCGGAGTGTTCTATCCTCCGCAACCTTCTTGATAAAGTTGACTGCTTGCACCTCCTCCGCTGCTGTTTTCCAATATGATCGGTTTGCCTTTCTGAAATCGTCGAATGGGATTATGATTGCGGCTTTGGTGTGGCCTAATCCAACCTCAGAGATTGGTCCACCTGGATTCTCGATATCAATGGATACATAAGGCCGACCCTGCACATGTAGATGATAGAAATCTTCGAGATCCGCAAGGCTCGGCTCTACCCACATCTCTCTCCGCACACGTCGGATCTCCGGGAACTCTTTCTCCCGAGCGGCTTTGGTTAGATCCATGATTACGATAGGACGAAGCTCATACTGGCGAAGTACAGCAGCAGGATGATAAGTAGGGAGTAGCTTGTAACCAGTACAAGTGTGCGTGCTAGTCGAGGTCGTCCCGCGGAGCTTCGAGACCCCAGTCTTACCATTGAGTGCCCACAGTGCGGCATTACCAAGGCAAAGAATGAGATTAGGATCCACGCGAATAATTTCATCACCTAGCCTCTCCAGCTCGTGTTGAAACTCCGCACGCACGCACTTGGCACCGATCAGTGGGGGATAGCCGGGGATGCCGGAGGCACGCGGTCCGCAGAACCACTCTAGCTTATTCCCCGGCGGGCGTTGCTGGAACACGTTGCTGCGGTGGACTTCCGGATGGAGGCGCCAGACCATGTCGAGGTGTTCGGGGTTTCCGGTATCCCAGAACTTGCGCATGTAATCATGATCAGCAGAAGTTAGTGTGATGTTGCCAGACTCCGCAAGCATACGGATCGCCTCGACACCGCTTGCGCCAACCAAGGCTTGGCCGATACGAGCTTCGTTCTCGCCCCAGGCTTCGGCGAGGAGGAAGAGGGGCTTCACAGTCCATCTCCTTCCATCAGCTGGATCAACAGACCCAGATGCGCGTGCGCCTTCCTTGCTTCCTCCAGATCCAGCGCGAGTATCAAATTCATCTCCTTGTCATCCCACAATGCGATGAACTTAGCCTTCCCCTCCCAGTGAAATGACTCACCACCAGCTTCCCTGCAGTTTGTGAAATCTCCTGGTGAGAAGCCCATTACTTGCAAGCCTCCATCCCCAGCTTCGCGTACCCTGCGATGTCCTTCCAATGCTCCTCGCACTTAGGATCTCCGCACATGATCCGCGCGATCTTGGTGGCGATCTGTGTCAGGGCTTCGCGTTGTCTTGAGTTGATCTCCATCGGCCCCCAGAATATCGCTTCTCGAATGTCCACCGCAACCTTTGCGGTCATGGTGAAGTTGCCGTGGGTGCGCTCGCGTTCGATGAGGAGCGGGTCGCGTAACGCTTGCACAAACTGATCCTCATTTAGGTAGGTAACTCCACCGGGGGTTAATGCATCCATCGCTTCTCTCCACAAGAAAATGGCGTGGCATTTGCGCCACGCCAGGGTTAAGCTACGCAGCGAGCGGCGCCGTTCCGCCGATCTCGCTATATACCCCCTTCCCATCCTCCCGAGGCTTCTGCCGCACCATCGCGACGAACTGCGCACCCGGAGCGCTCTGCGCGGCTTCCCAGTGGCTCGCCCCTTCGATGTCGAGCCCGAGGTCGTTGGTGAGGAACTCGGTGTGACGGTAGGCAGACGCCTCGGTCATGTAGAAGGTGAGGCGCATTTCCTTCCCCTGCACCGAGCCGAACTCTTCCAGCGCCTGCGGATCCACGTCGCAGTTGCCGGCCTCGTCCGTATACGGCTGGAGGATAGCGCAGGTGTATTCGATGAACTCCGTGCCTTTCTTGGACGATTTGTCCTGCCTCGGCAGCCCGCGGATCATCATGATGTAGTGGCCGCCGGGCACTGCGGGAGGGCGAACGGATGCGGTTGCGGGTGTGTTGAGGATGCTGGAGAAGCTGTTCATGTTGGGTTCCTGTGTGTGTGTGTGTGTGTGTGTGTGTGTGTCAGAGTTCGATCCGCTGCGGCTGAAAGACACTCCTATTCACCGCCATCCACGCTTGCTCCATCTGCGTCCGGCCGATGGCGAGCCAGCGCTGATCGATGCTAGGATCCTGCTTGTACGCGTCGAGCATTCGCAAGCACAACTCCTCCATGCGCTTGTTCTCGTTGTCCAGATCCACCTTGACCTGGGGTTGGGACGTGTAGCCGTGGACTGGGAGTGGTTCCATTGGTCACCTTTGGGGGTTCACGCAGGACAGCGAAGAACTGCGCAAGTCCTGTATCGAGTGGATAGTTCGGCAGCATTGCGAACGGTGCTGGGTTCTTCAGATCGATCATTGCGGTGGCTGTGGTCTGGATAGTGCGGCGTCCTCCTTGTGTCTGGCACAGCGCTACGGAGTTGAAGTAGCGCGGGATGATTGGGCCAAGGGCCGAGCCGACCGCAGTCGGATAGCCCTTCTTTGTGCCATCGGGGTTCTCCATGTAGCGAATGTGGGAGATCACGATGACATTGGTGCGGAAGCTCTCGCTGGTGAGGAGCGCGAGGACGGACTCGATTGCGTTCTGTGCGTCCCCGTAGATCGCGCGCTTGTCTACCTCGCCTGACTTTCCCTTCGCCGCAAGTGGCTCGCGCCAATCATATGCTGCGTCGGACATGAAGGTGAGGGAATCGATGACGCAAATGCACTCCGGTCCCCAGTCCGCTGGCACACCGAGATCCACATCGTCGTATTTCCAGCGGTCTAGCATTTGGATCGCTTTGATAAATGCGGTTGGCTGGCCATCGATGACTGGCCCAGTTGCAGATGCCTTACGCTTGTCTCGGAAGGTACGGAACTCGACATTGTCAAGTTTGTCTGGACACTCCTTCAGAATGTATTGCTTCAGCGGTTCGAGACCGTTGTCGAAATCGAGGATACGGAGCTTGTACCCGACCTTGACGAGGGAGGCAAGGCACCCGGTCTTACCTGATCCGCTATCGCCTTCGATGAGAAGCTTGGTAAAGGCATTCGACTGATGATCACGAAGACTGGGCACGGAGCACCTCTGTGTAAAGTGTGATCAGGTCACCCGAGCGGACATCCGCGTGCTCGGGGATCGTTACGGTCATTGTAGTGGAGCCACCGAGTTCCACCTTCATCGCGCCGGCGCTGCGCTCGGACACACGGAACTTGCCGAGGACGAGTTTGTAGCGGAATTGGGAGCCGATTGGGTCGCTCATTCGACTTGATCCTTGATTATCTCGAAGTCCTTACGCATTACTTCGCAGACCTCTTGGCAAACGACTTCCTTGTCGTACTCCCACGGGCTCTCGTCTTGAAGCTCCGTTGCGCCAACGTTATACGTCATACGCCAGAGCTTGTCTGATTGGGCGAAGAACACTTCATGCTGCACACGCCAGCGACTATGCCCAATGATCCGATCGAGGATGTAGTCTTCCCCATCCAGAATGTCCAAGGCCTGTTGCTTGGTGATGGTTATCTGTGGCATTGTGATCCTCCTGCGTTAACGTGGTTTCAACGGATTCCAACGTTCCTCCTCTGGTAGCTTCACGAACTTGCTTTCGAGGAACCGCTCCCGCACATGTGGACTCTTTGAGCAGACCTCCCGGAACTTGCACCCTCCGTACATTCCGCAGGAGGTGTCCCGCATCGGCCAGTGCCCACGGGTTGCGTAGGCTTCGGCTTCGAGAAGGATGTCCGCAAGATCTCCAAGCCACTCCTCCAGCAGGTCCGGGGTGCGGTACGTGATCCCTCGGGTAAACTGGTTCGGCTTGTCGAGGAGGATCTGCGCGGCGTCGATTATCACTCCCTTGACAGGAGAGTTGAGGATGACTTGCGAAGCGAGCGTATAGAGGGTCATCTGGTTATTGGGCTCGAACTGGTCGAAGTAGTACGAGCCAGGGGTGGAGGTGGTGGTCTTGCGGTCCATGACGAATAGGTTCCCGCCGTAGGTAACTACACGATCGAGGTGGCCGCAGAGGAGGTAGGGTACCTCCGCATAGGTGCCTAGATGACCATCGTCATTACCCTCGATTGGATCGGGTACGTGAGAAGCTTGCGGTCCCCAATCAAGCTCAAACCTGAAGCTCAACTCCACCGCAGGCCTTCCATCGTCGAGGATGAAGGTCTCCGCAACGTCGTGGAAGTAGTGGTCAAGGTAGTCAATCGTGAGGGAGAGCAGTGTGTTACGGTTCTTGTATTGCCCCTCCTTGAACATTGGATCAGGATCCCAATCTTTCGTCTCCACCATTAGGTCCCCAACGATCGCGCGCATGGCGTCTTGGTGCGTAACCCCTTCGCACTTCAGTCGATCGTAGTTCTCGAGTGCGTGGTGGAACGCGATGCCGAAGCGGAGGTGGTAGGACTCGTCGCGTGGGGACCAGCCTTCGATCATTACGTACTGGTAGAGGCGGGGACAGGTCTTCATCGCTCCGAGGCTGGTTGAGTCCCACGCAAATTGAATCTTCGTCCCTGGCAAGAACGGCGACGGCGCAGGTGCATCACGATCGACTTCGGAGATGGTGAGGGGGAGGGAGGCGGAGTTCATTCCCTGATCCTCTCCCACATTTGCTTAGTCCAGCGAGCATCTTCGAGCGCGTTATGCTCACCAGTTAGCTGTACAGGAAACTTCCTCACTCCAAGATGGTCAGCCAACTGCTTGAGATCGCGGCAGTACATTGGCCAGCCTTCAGGAAGATTAATCATTCGACCATACAATTGACATAGCACAACCCAGTCATAGTCGGCGTAGTATGCCCAAATCTCCGGCTTCTCTCCCATGAACTTGATTAAGTCGGATGCTATCTCAGCCCTTTCCTTCTGTGCTCCTGGACCAAGCAGACTTGGCCATACGTTAG